ACTCAACCAATTGATGATTGTCCGTTTTGTGCGGCAAAGATACCCGTACAGGCAAGACTCTTCTTATTCCTCTATGATGTCGATACAGACGAAGTTAAGATTTGGGAGCGGGGAAGAACGTTCTTTTCCAAGATGGCGAGTCTTGCTAGTAGGTATAACCCATTAGTAAGCACAATTTTTGAGATTGAACGTAACGGGAAACCTGGGGACACCAATACCACATATGAAACCTATCATGTAGAAACAGACGAAACAACAATGGAAGACCTGCCAGAAGTTCCTGATATTATTGGTACTATCATCTTGAAGAAAGAATTTGAAGAAATGAACTTTTATTTAGATAACGGGTACTTCCCAGATGAGGAAGTAGTTGCCCAACCACAGAGAGGTGGGGTGCAGAGATCATCTTCCGACAATCAACGCTATCCAGTTGGAAGAAGAACACCAGCAAACACCTCTGCAAACGCTCCTGCAAGGGGAAGAAGAACCCCAACTACTCCACAGGACGTGTTTTAGATGAAGGGACTGTTCAAACTCCCGCCGAGGGCAACCAAGGCGGGAGACCTATCTTTAGTTAATAAGTTAACCAAACCCACCCTTGCAAGCAAAGGGGTAACAGTTAGACAAGGCAGAGGCATCATGGAGCGAATACCTTCAATTAGAACCATGGCTAATCGTTATTTAGGGCAGTATGCGGACATTTACAGGATTATTCAAGATGAAAGGGAATTAGAAGATTATATCACTAAGGCGATTGAGGATGGGGAACTTGCCATTGATACGGAAACTAATGGTCTTGATTTTGGGGAGATGGTTATTGCAGGGTTATGTTTGTATTCCCCTAGTCAGACAGGGGCTTATGTACCCTTAAATCATGTTAACTACATTACTATGACAAAATTAGACGGACAACTTTCAGAGCAGTTTGTTGTGAAACAGTTGACAAGGCTTAAAGACACGAAGCTCATATTCTTTAATGCAAAATTTGATATCAGAGTAATCAATCAGACTTTGGGAGTGGAACTAATCCCGTATTGGGACGGGTATATAGGTGCGAGATTACTAAATGAAAACGAACCCGATAATGGGCTGAAAGCTTTGCATAACAAGTACGTTCTAAAAGGGAAGGGTGAGTCTTTTGATTATGAATCGATATTTAGAGGGGTTCCCTTTTCTCATATACCTATTAACATTGCCTATTTGTATGCCGCTAACGACGCTGTAATTACCTATGAGTTATACAAGTTCCAAGAACCTTTTTTAACAAAAGACCATCCGACCTGTATTGAACGTAATTTGCAAGGAGTGGCCTACGTATTTAGGGAAATTGAAATGCCTCTTATTAATATCGTTGCCCGGATGGAAGATACTGGAATTGCCTTGGATTTGGAGTATGCACGAAACTTAGAAGAAGAATACGGACAGAAATTACAGAAAGTTGAGCAGGAATTTTTTGAGGAACTTGCTCGATATCAAGACGATATAGATAACTATAGAAAGCAAATGGGACCGGCCTGCAAATTAGATGAAAAAATCAATCTTAACAGTCCAACCCAGCTTGCGATATTGTTCTACGATGTTTTGGGCATAGCTCCTGTCGACAAGAAAAGTCCGAGGGGAACAGGTGAGGACGTACTGGAAAAAATCAATATTCCCCTAACCCACATTCTTCTGGAATATAGGCGGTTACAAAAACTAATGTCAACCTATATCACAAAACTACCAGCAAGTCTAAATCCCAGGACAGGCAGACTTCATGCAAGCTTTAACCAGATGGGAACAGACACAGGTCGGTTCAGTAGCACAGACCCAAACATGCAAAATATTCCAGCTAGGAACAAGGATATTAGGCAGATGTTTGTTGCTTCCCCTGGATATTGTCTTTTATCTAGCGACTATTCACAACAGGAACCGAGAATTACCGCACATATGAGCGGGGACGAAAAAATGATTAATGCTTACAAGCAGGGAAAAGACTTGTATGCTGAAATTGCTTCTATAGCTTTTAATCAACCCTATGAAAACTGCCTAGAATACGTCAATGGAGTCTATAATGAAGAAGGGTATAGAAGGAGGCAAACCTCAAAAGCAATTGTTCTTGGAGTATGTTATGGGAAAGGTGTTCCAGCTATTGCGGAGGATTTGGGAATAAGTAGGGAAGAAGCTCAAAAAATTTATGATCAGATTATGCGAGCATTCCCGGGCCTTGAAAGGTTTATGATTGAAAGTCAAAACATGGCCAGGGAATTGGGATATGTTGATACGGTTTGGGGAAGGAAAAGACGATTGCCTAATATGCAACTAGATCCGTACGAGTTTTCCTATTCTGGAAAGACGCCCACCAACTTTGACCCTCTAGCCTTTGATCAGGAAGTGAGTAATGAGGTTCCAGAAGGGATTAAGTGTAAATACTCAGCAATGCTCAATAGAGCGTCTTGGAGTGAAAAGCAGAAAATCATTGCTCAGGCAAGAAATGAGGGCATCATCATTAAAGATAACAGTAGTCTTATTGCGGAAGCTACAAGACAGTGTGTAAATAGTCGAATCCAAGGCAGTGCCGCAGACATGACAAAGAAGGCAATGCTTCTTGTGGGCAATGACGCTCAATTGAAAGAATGGGGTTTTAGACTTCTTCTAACGGTTCATGATGAACTTATAGGGGAATGTCCTAAGGAAAATGCGAAGCAGGTCGCGGAAAGATTCTCGGTCCTGATGATTGAAGCGGCAAAGGATTTAGATGTACCAAGTAAGTGTGACGTAGTAATAACCGAAAGATGGTACGGTGAGCCTTTAGAAATAGACTAAAGTTTCTATATAATAGTTGGAAACAGTAATCGGAGGTGTTTAGTGTGGGGTTTGATTTATATTTTGCTGGAGGGGCCGAGAAAGAGGTGATGGACTACTCGAAGGAATTAGGGGTACACAAACTGTTTTCACAACTAACAGAGCGTAAGTATATTAATGATTGGATAGACGATATACGGAAAGGTGAAACAAGTGGTAAGCTATTTGTCGACTCCGGGGCGTTCACCGCACACAATAAAGACGTAACTATAGATGTAGATGATTATATAAATTATCTTAATTCTCTAGGGGACTATGTTACTTTGTTCGCTCAACTTGACAAAATACCAGGAAAACGCAATGTGCCAAGAACTATTAAGGATGTTACGGAAGCCCCTAAGATAAGTTGGGATAATTATCTATATATGAGGGAACGAGTTAATCATCCACATAAGTTAGTTCCCATTTTTCACCAGGATGAACCCTTTGAGTGGTTGCAAAATATGTTAGAATGGAGGGACGAGAAAGGGGAGCCTATTCCATATATTGGAATTTCTTCTTCTAAGGATAAGGCGCCGAAGTATAGAGAAGATTGGTACTGGAAGGTTTTTTCTGTAATACAAAGAAGTTCTAACCCCAATGTAAAAACTCACGCCTTTGGAACATCTTCAACTAGGCACCTAGAATTGTTTCCTTTTACAAGTGCTGACGCAACTTCTTGGATTCAGACCGCTGTGTATGGATCTATTGAAACAGACTTTGGTACTATAATGGTAAGTGGGGTGCAGGAAAATAGTAAAGAACATATTAAGCATTGTCCGATAAGTTTCAAGGCGTTGAAAGAATATGTTGAATCTTTTGGGTTTGAGTTGAACAATTTAATTTACGATACAGATGTTACCACGGCCCGTTTGGAAAGAAAGAAATTCAACATAGCTTATCTAAAACGGTGGGCTGATAACTACGAGTATAAGGGACCAAAGAGTTTTATAAATAGGGGGCTATTTTAGATGAAGAAAGTTTTGTTATATAGTGGTGGGATGGACAGTTGGTTAATAGATAAGATATGGAAACCGGACGTTAGATTATTCTTCAATATAGGCACAGCCAACAACAAATGTGAATTAGATTTTATAAAGAGAAGTGGGGCGGACGTAAAAGTTATAGATATGGATCTATCACATCTAGAAATTCCTAGCGAGAACTTTTACTTACCCTTGCGAAATTTGTATTTTGTTGCTATGGCAAGTAACTATGGCAACGTGATAGCTTTGGGTGCTACAGCCAGTTCCACACATCTAGATAAGACTGAAGAGTTCTGTGAAATGACCTCCTCGTTAATAAACTATTTGCTTTCTGAGAAACCTCATCTATTTGAACCTGT